GGCACGCCAAGCGTCTCATGCGCCCACTTCTTCGGAATGTCCAAGCCGATTTCTTTCAAGAGCTTGACCCGCTCAGCAATGGCTTTCTCGTCCCGCGCTTCGGGCACTTTGATTTCGCAATACGGCATCTCCTCCGTTGGCACGCTGCCGAAATTGAAACGCACGATTGCCGGAATGAGTTGATCGGTGATGACGCCCGCAACCCATGATGCTACGGCTTGGAGAACGTCAGCACGAACCGCCATGTGAACGTCGCCAAGTGCGCGGCTGCCGCTGTCCCCTACGTCCGTCGTGAGGGTCTGACCTAGCAGAAGGATGTCGCATTGCCTGTCGGCTTCGTGCGCGATGACCATTTGAGGAAGTTGGGCGGCGTCACCCTTCACCCCATCATGGATCTGAAATTCCGTGCTGGTCGTGTGCCTCGCCCATCCGCTTGATCCGATGTTAGCAAGGAATGCGTCGGCCTCCGCGTTGGCCTCATCGCTGCCATCCGTCTTAATGGTTCGCCATGGAATCCCGAAAAGCTGCGCGTATTGCATCGCCCATCCCTTTCCGTAAATGTAGGCCAGCCACTCCTTCGCCAGCGGACGCAATAGAGCGGCGTGGATGGGATGCGCGTCAAAGTTTGACCAAACGAAAACAAGGAAGCGGTCTGGCGGGAAGTCCTCCAGTGTCGAGGTCGGCACGCCTTGAGGGGCAACCATCAGCCTGTCCACTTCGTTGCCCTGCTGGGGAAATGAGAGGTATTTCGCCGGGACTGGCGAGTAGCAGCGGGGTGATGCGATGCCATTGGCAATCTGCCAGACGATTTCCAAAACCACCGTGCCCTTGAGATACGCGGCAATCCCCGCCTTCATTGAATCCGGTCCCGATAGCTCCCACGCCCCTGCTTTCGGCGCGTAGGAGTTGAACGCCCGCCTCACAACGTCGGCAATCGCGGATGCTTTTGGGGTGGCCTCCTCTTGGCCCTCGGCAATCGGCGCGATGATTTCCAGTGGGAGGCGCGAGACAGCCCCTGCTACTTCGCCTAGGTTCTTCCGCAATCGCGGCCAAGTGTCTAGCATCAGGCGGAAAAGGCGGTCTTGATCTTCCAGCCTGCCGTTGCGGACGTTGCGGAGGATGGAGCGCACCTGATCCGGCGTGACGTTGGCCAAGTCATAATCCTGCTGGCGATACTGCGCGGGAAGGGGGAAGGTCACGCCCTGAGTTTCGGCTTTCGTCATGCGCCCCGAATAGACTAAAATAGACTTTTCGCAAGTCTTAAATAGAATTGAATCCCGTGATGGTTGGCGCGGCAAACGTCCCCGGCTTCGTCTCGGCTTTGCTGCTGGCAGTCCACGCGCCGTAAAGCCGGGAACCGCACGCGATACACCCCACAAGAGCATCACCCCGGTCAGGGGATTTCAGCCCCTCCTTCTTCATTTTCTCTTTCGATTGGCAGCGCAATTTCCCGTTGTCACTCCATTCGCTCTTTCGGGTGGTCAACTGTTCGAAAGTGAGGGGGTCAAGCTCGCCAAGGTTGATCCTGCCCCGCTCAATCTCCCTTGCCGCAACGTGCCAGACTTCCCCGATCAGGTTCGCATATTCCTCCGGTTCGCTCGCCTTAGCCCCGCCGTGAAAGCGGTTGATTCGCCACCCCATCTCTGCCAGCACGTCACAGAATACGGTCCCCATGCCGTCCGCGTCCCCGTAGATTTGACCCGGCGTGAGCTTCTCAGCCTCAAACAACTTCACAAACTCCCGGCACGTTTGCATCGTGTCCTTCTCCGTCCACGCCTTCACCAATCGCGCCTTGTTTCCGCGCCTAACTGCTAGGGCATTTTCATCACCCCCGGCAGCGAAGTCGCAGAAAGCGACAACCTCGCCGTTTGTGTTTGGTTCCGGCTGTTTTGTCAGCGCATCACGCAACCTTGGCGCGGATAGAATGAGGCGTTCTGAATCCTCCGTGAACTCCGCAAGGTGCTTTGATCGGTAGAGCGGGTGATCTTCTCCATACTTGATCCGGTCGAGTTCACGCCGTTCCTCAGGGATGTGCGGGCATTCCGTAGAGGGAACTTTGCGCGTCCAATAGAGCGAGGCGGTTTTGTGGTGGGAGTCGTAAAACTGCCCCATGGGAGCGCCGGGGGAGGAAACCCAAAGCTGATAAACTCGCGTGCAACGGTCAAAGGCTTCAAAGATGGCATTCGGGACCGTCTTCGCCTCATCAATAATGAGGAACAGGGGCGCATCCGGTTCCCCGTGCCAACCCTCGGCCCTGCCCGCGTCGTCGGTGGAGAATCCAAGCGCAAAGCCTCCCTCGGGTGTCCTGATTTCCTCGCTGAGAAACGTCCACTTGGGAAAGCGTGATCGGTGCTTGCGAACCGCTGGCCATAGCTGATTCGTAAGCTGCCGGAATGACCCGGATGTGAACACGACCTTGCCCTTGGGGTGGGTGTGGAGAAACCATAGGATGAGGGGCGCAACCACCCTATCCGTTTTCCCGCTGCCGTTTGCCGCCACCACGCTTGCAGGCCGACCCATGGCGACCGCTTCCATAGCTTCGATCTGCCACAGGTAGGGAATCACCCCGAGAATCTTAACGCAAAACTCTGTCGGCCCCATCATTTGATCCGGCTCTTAGCGTCCTCGATGACCTGCTGCAACGCCGCTTCTTGCGCGGGGTCGAGGGCAACAGGCTGAGATTGAATTGGTCCTCCGTTTGGCCCGCTCAATTCATTTGAAACCTTGTCGGACTGCCCAAGCATCTGCTTTCCAAGCCAAATCAGCATGACGACGTTGCCGCTCATTGCGGTGTCAATCTGCTTTTTCCTGAGCCGGGTTTTGATGTTTTCCCGCCCTTTGTTCATAACCTCCGCAAAATTGCGATCAAGAGTGTCAACTGAACACCCGACAATGGCAGCAATTTCAGAAGTTGGGCATCCGATGCCTGCCAGCTTCTCCACAAGGTCCGCGTCAATTCCCAGCTTCGGCCTTCCTGCTTTTTTTGGTTCTTCACTCATGAGAATGGAGCGCCGGGGTCGGTAGTGAGCCGCCCTCTCCGGGATGGAATCCCGGCGTGTCCGAAGTGTCACTTCCGGCGCGTTTTGGGTAGGGCTTAGACAAAGGAAGAATGCGTTTTCGTATCTCGTTGTCAAGTGGCATTAAATAACGATGCTTCCCTTGGCATTTTATTGCTTTGGCGTTGCGATCCATTTTTTTAGCACCTTGAAGGTTTTGAATGTGTCCTGCTAATCCTATGGTGCGCGGATGCGTTTTCTTGCCGTTGATTAAATAGAATGTAGCAGATGAACCGGTTCCATCGTAAATCCAATTTGTAGCCTGATAAATTCCGCCATGATGTGATTGGTCCCGATCAGCAAACGAAACGACAAGTCGAAGTTTCGGATTTGCAGAAATAAGAAATTTCAATGCTATGGACAAGATCCTAGAAACTGGCGTCTCGTGTCGTGTTAATGCGATTCGGCTCAATTCGACGCATTCTCTCTGCGTTAATCCATAAGGCGATCCAAGGTTAGGCGTTGCACCGGGTGAGAATATCACTACGCCGATAAATTTCTGATTCTCCCAAACTCCAATTTTCACCAGTTTCGATTTTGGTATGGATTGGCTATAATGCCAATTCTCGCAAGCGTATTTCGCTGCTTCATGCGTTGCCCAGTCGATTTTAAGAACGGGTTTCATGTGGTGAAAAACTTGTGGCAGTGAGGGCATTCAATCGGCGTTTTTTCATCCAGTTTGCCTTGGTCATCTTCCGTGCCTGGTTCAAAGTTTGGCTCATCGGGATTCAATGCCCGCTCAATCTCATCTGCGTCGAAGCCGATCAAACCCAAGTTGAAATCCGCCTCCCGCAAGTCTGACAGTTCCAGCCCGAGCATAGCTTCATCCCATCCGCTGTTGAGTGCCAGCTTGTTGTCGGCAATGATGTAGGCTCGGCGCTGCGTGTCAGTCAGGTGTGAAAGCCGGATGCATGGCACCTTGTCCATGCCTAGCTTGCCCGCCGCCAGAACGCGCCCATGTCCGGCGATGATGCCGTTCTCAGCGTCAATCAGGACAGGGTTGGTAAAGCCAAACTCACGGATTGATCCGGCTATCTGTGCCACTTGCGCATCAGAATGCGTCCGCGTGTTTCTGGCGTAAGGAATCAACTTTGATGTTTTAATCTGCTCAATCGTCACGCCCTACCTCCTAAGCAATGACCGCGCAAAGTCAAGCGTTGGGTTTCCATTCCGGTCTAGCACCTGCGGCCCGAACCTCTCAACCAATCGCCGTCTCGCCGCCTGCGCAATCTCATCTGGCACGTCGTCAAGCCTCGCTTCCACGCCAGCATTGATCCTCGCCGGGGCTTCTGCCCCCCATGGCGTGAGGTCAAGCGGCATCACCCGTTCACCCGGCGTCGTGAGTCCTAGCGAGTCGGAAACCGCTCGCGTGACTGGCTCGGCAACCATGTAGGAGTTAAAGCCAAACGGTCCCCATGGAACGCCAAACCCGCCGATGTCCTCCGCGTTCTGAAACAGCCAAAACGCCGTGTCATCCCAACGCCTGATTTCGCCCTCGGCTTGAACGTGGCGAGGCCGCTTGATTTTCGCGCCGGGTCTGCGGAGAAACAAGGCGGCAGGAAACGCATTAATCGTCGCCGGATCGCTCACGTATTGCTGATAGTTGGCGAACGTGTTGGCCTGCTCAATGTTCGTGTTGAAAACCAACTGGAGGCGAGAGAGAGAGGCGACATTCTGAATCGAATCATCCGCGAAGTCTGCGGGTGTTGCCAGACCTTCCGAGACAAGGAACTTCCGCGCCGTCTTGCGGAAATCACTCAACCCGCTGACCTTGTAAGCAGTTTCGATGCGTCCATCCGGCGTTATCACCTGTTCAACCACGCCGCTCATCCAATCGGTGATTGAACGCCGATAAGCGGTCAGCACCTTGGCGCTTGTGACGGTTGAGGAGAAAAACGCCCGCTGTCGGATGGCTGGTGCCGTCGCTTGCCATTGGCGCGAAGTCATGCCGCTGGGGGTGATCCTGCGGCTGAAAATCCGTGCAATAGCGTCAAGGAAGGGTTGGAGCATGTCCGGTTGCGGTGCCCAAGAGGGTAAACACCTCGCCCCGTGTTAGGTCAAGCCTATTCGGTAAGGCGTTGACG